ACCAAACTGTCGTATTCAGTTTTTGTAAAATAATCAATGGTGCCTTGCAACGTGATCGATTTCGTCTTATTGTCAGCATAAGAAGCACCAGATTGATTATCTTCTGCCCATACAATATACTTATCTCTTTTGATTGAGTCTGCTCTGTAATGAAAAACCGCACCGGGCAATATAGCACGAAACAAATCACGAATATCAACCAGCCTCATTAGTATCACCAACCTTTTCATAATCCACTCCAATATTTTCAAGCGAGATATCGATGCTTTTTGGAATCACGTCTACTGGGTATTGTATTTGTACAATTCTATATTGCTTTCCATCGATAGGAATAATCACATCTGCCGTTTTTAAATCAGATATTTTGGGTATCCTCAGAAGTTTTTCAATCTTTGTATTTCCTTGAAGCGCTGTCCAGTATTTGATATCGTAAACTTTAAGATCGCAATATCTAATACGATTTTGTTTTAATACAAGCCCTTCTTTCGGGAAATCTCCATCACCTGCGATATTATCAACTTTGTATATTTCTAAAACTCCATCATTATACGTTTGATTTTTATTCGCCACTCGTGCCACCGCCTCCAATTCTTAAATCGATAATAAATGGAGCGTAATTTACCATGAATTCATTTAAAACATGGTTGTGCACGGCCCTACAGTATTCAATTAAAACCTCTTTTGGTCTATCGTTTGCACTGTAGTCAAGTATTGCTCCCGCTTTTTTATCAAGAAAACTTGTGCCTCTTAATATAATGTTTGTTATTTTAGAATTAATATCTTCGTCACTCCATGTGATATCTAATTCATTCTTTATTTCAGTTAGCAGTTCTTCAGTGACAGTAGTCATATTAATCACCTACTTCTTCAGACTTTTTAACTTCCTTAACTTCCTTTACGAATGGAGAAGTTGAGGCTCCGATTATTTCACGGAACCTCTCTTTTGTCATGTCGATTAGTTCTCCCTCTTTGTGAAAGTCTTTTGTATATTTATCTTCATATTCTCTCAATACAATAACTTTCATATGTGATCACCTCTTACACAGCTGCTATTTTCTCAACAGGAATAAATCCTTTGTATTTGTTTACCACACCACCGGCGATAATTTTACCGAAGAAACCAATTTTACCTTCATCGATATATCTTTCATCTGATCTCTTAATGGTGAGTGGTGAAAACATTGGAAGTTCGTAATTAGAAGGAGCTCCGTAGATCATTGTCTTTGTTCCTGTTACAGTTGCTGCTGCTGAAAGAGCATTGCATCCGCTATTGATTGTGTATGGCACTCTAAGTCCACCTCCAACTTCCTGGATAAATCCATTGGAACCGTTATATTCAATTGAGTAATATGGTCTTCCGTCACCAGTTGCCATAACTGCTGCAAACGCTGCAAGGTCAAGTTTGTTTAAAAATAAAGTCATTGGACTTTCAACATCTTCATCACCACCATATGCAAATACAATTTTTCTAAGAGAATCTTTGTCAATTGCAGAAATTCCAATTTTGTAGCTTGCTGGAATCGCAACTACTGGTGCATTATAAATACCTTTTAACTGGTTGGCTCCACCTGCGCCCGCGATAATTTGATTGCTTACTTTTTTTCTAATTGATTTTCTTACGCTATTGACGATTTTTGTAAGATAATCTGCATTTGGAAGATCAATAACTTCTTCGTTTACAACCGCGCTATTTGTAATTTTTGCACGGCCAGTGCTTGATACTCCAAATGTCCCTTCGCTGTTTGTATATGCTGCTCCTTCTGCTGAATAGTCAGCATCTCCGTCTGTGAGTGCAAAAGAGACTTCGTATTGGTTTCCGCCATCTAATGGGAATGCATCTACAAGATCGATTGTCTGAGCAACTACATTAAAGTTATCAGCTACTTCTCTTTTGTATTTGTTTTCTAACAAAACATTCGACGTAGCGATTGCTCTTTTTTCAAGATATTGCTGAACGTCATTACTGATTGTAACTTCGGCTCCACTACGAAGCTCTGCTGCCAGAGTATCAATTCTTTTTTCAACATCTCCATTTTCCGCCATGTTTCTCTGGGCATTTGTGTTTGCTACTACAACTCCTGGAATTGTTCCTGTGACTGCAGCTGTTCTTTCGTCCAATTCCCCTTCTTTGGGTTCGTCAGGCGTTGTGGCAATCATTTCTTCCAGACTCCTGATTTCTTTGTTGATTGTGTCCATCTCATCATTCAGTTTTCTAAGCTCTGTAACGTCTGTTACAGTATCCGCCTGTGTTGCAATTGCTGCTTTTCTTTCGCTCTTTTGAGCTAACATTGCCAATAATTTTTTCTTCATGTTAAATTTTACCTTTCATAATGATTCTTTGTTTTAGGGTTTCTGCTTCGTGTAAGCTATCCAGCCGCTTTTCTTCGCTCTCCAGCAATTCAAGACTACGAGCGTATATGGAAGTGGAATCGTAAAAAGGCGTATCCACAACCGATACGTCCCACAACTTTTCAATACTTTTTACTTCTCTTGTTGTTTCATTTTCCCCAAATGTCCATGCATCTCCGCCTGCTTTTACTGTAAACGCGAAGGACATTTTATCAATCAATCCTGCTTGAACCGATTTATATATATCTCTATTACTCTGCGTGTCTAAGAGCTCAGCGCGAATCAGCAAACCTTTTTCATCAACTATTAATTGGAGTGATTTATTTCTTGTCCTTGCTATAACCAGCCAAGAGTCGTTGTGGTTGTAACGAAGCGGCACGTCTTTCATATCTGTTTTGTCAAGTGCGTTTCTTTTAATTACCTCTGTGAAGGTTTTTTCTCCGTACCTGTGAGTGGCCGGTTGTTCAAAAATAATCGCGTACCCTTCGATAATCATTTTGTTTTCATTGTTATCTACCGCGCGCATCTCAATTAGCCTGTGCTCATAATTTGTTTTATTTTCCACTGTTTTTCTCCCCTGTTTTATTTATTTGATATTCATCTACCAGTTTCATGTTTACGTAGTTTAGACTTTGGAGCCTTCTGTCTCCACCTTCGAACGGTTCTATTCCAAACATTTCCGCAATGCCATTAAGGTCAAGAATTCCTGTTTCTTCAGCTAAGACTGCCAGCTCTTTTTTGTCTGCTGCTGACATATAATTGATTTTGCTGTAGTAGCATTTGATTTGATGTCCTACATCTAATTCCCTTTCGGAAAACATACTTGCGGTAGCTGCCTGCTCGAACTGAACAATGAAGTCTTCTATTGCTGTTTGATAAAATGCTCCGTGCTGTGTACCGTTATAGTCACCGCTTAATATCGCAGCTGATACACCGTATCTTTCCTGGATAATCGATTTTAAAAAGGTCAGTACATTGTCTGGTATCTCTGCTGCTTTTATATTTACTGGTGTAAATTCCCCTGAAAGGTCTGTCGCGACTATTCCACTTTTGCTGGCGGTGATATGATTTTCAAAATCTCCCCTTACCTTTTCCAATTTTTCTGCATCTACGATTGTTTTTGCATGAAATACACCTTTTATCTGCATGCTCGCTTCTATTGATTTTGGTAGTCCCTGTATTGTTTTATCCAGAGCATCTATTGTTCTTACAATCTCATAATCATTTTCTCTTCCGTAATCGTCGCCTCCGCCGATAATCGTATTTTTACCGCGGCGCCACTTTAAATGAATGAAATCTTCATATGGCAGTGTGTAGCTGCTTCCATCCTCGAATTCCATTTTGATTTCCCAAATCTGTCCTTCATTTACCCCGATATATACGGCTCTTGGATTCATCGGATATAGTGCTGTATACTTTTTGAACTGATTTCCGGTTGGTGTTGTAATGGTTTCGTATTGTTTATAGATAAAAACATTTCTGTTTTTTCTTCTTAGCCATTCAACATTTGACATGAAGTCGCTTGTTGTTTGTAGAGGGTTTGGTTTGTATCGAAACAATCTTGTGATGTCATCGTTTTGCACTCTGATTTTGTTATCACTCGTTACCACAATGCTTTTGATGTCAATCTTGCTAATTTCAGTAGCCACTCTATCGATTGCATTGTTTACAAAATCTGATAAATATATGTCTTTCCCAAAGCTGGAAAATATAGGACTAGAATCACTAAGCCATTTTGCATATCTGTCCTCTTTTGACCTGAATATATTTTTTAAATAACTAAATACTCCCATCTTTCCTCCTGTTAACCGATTAGGCTCATGAATTCCGATCTATGCCACTCAAGTGTTGCGTACGCATCAACGGCCGCAGCGGTTCCATCAATTTTTTTATCAGCATGCATCTTGCATGGAATGATTCTTCCAACATTATCAATTTTAATTCCTGTATTTTTAAAACACCAAAAATCAATTGGGTTATTATTATAAACAACAAGCCCGTCTCTGAAATCTGCTTCTAAGGTTCTCATTGGATTGTTGAGTACTTTAAATTCCTGTGGAATATTGATTGCAATTTTTTCTCCAAATATTTCCTCATATTTTTTTGTGAAATCTTTTGCAAATCTGTTATCATATCCACTTTTAAATGGTTTTAAATCATATTCTTTAAACAAGAAATAGTGCCAATCTGCTATAAGTGAGCTATTCACCTGGTTTTCTTTTACAATTGTTATATGTCCTTCTCGCTCCCAAGCTCTGTAATCCACATCGTCCGGATTTACTTTTAATTTATTTTCAGGGATCCAGTAATGCGAATAGAAGTATGTTTTCCTATCGTTTGGTTTTTTAAGTAAAATCTTTGATGCACATAAGTCCGTTGTTTCTGCGAAATCATTTCCGGATATGTAAAAACCTCCGACAAAATCTTTAATGTCGAAGGTCTCTAAG